GTATTATAGATGATAGATAATGTATTCTGGGGAGATGTATTATAGATGATAGATAATGTATTCTGGGGAGCGAGGCCCGGGACGGGGTGAGCGATAGAAGATCATCACATTTTGTTATAATAGTGATAGCTTGACAGTATTATGGCATTATTGTATAATACTAATGTATGGTAGATTATATCAACAACAAAGTATTGGGACGGGTGTTATTGGCTCTTTAGCTGTGGACTACGTTCCTTTTTTGTTTTAAAGGTACAATCTACCACGTGGACTATATAAAGAGCTTAGAACGGCTTAGATAGCTCCATAAAACAGACATTTTGTCAAATAATTTATTGACTCATAAAAAAAGGATAATTATATGGAGGCTATAAAAATAGGCAGACCGCCTAAATGGAATAATCCAGAGGAGCTAAAAGTAAAGTTGGAGGAATACTTTAATTCTGTGCCACAAGATAAGTGGATTTGGACAGGATTAGCAGTGTTTTTAGGCACATCTAAACAGTTATTAGATAATTACTTAGAAAAAGAGGACTTTAAAGACATAATAATCATGGCAAAACTAATGGTTGAAAGCAGTTATGAGGCAGGTTTAAAGGAGAAAGGACGAGCCGGAGAGATTTTTGCCCTCAAAAACTATGGTTGGAAGGATAAACAGGAGGTTGATATGAACATATCCGGAGAGTTAAAGCTCTCATCATTATCAGACGAGGACGAGTAGAGCTACATTATAGCTAATGTTAGCTCTTTTTGTTGATACGAACGAAAGGCGAACTTACTTATATTAATGTATCTTATGCGAAGTATATGGATATATTGCTAATCATTAAGCACTATAATCATTAAGCACTATAATCATCAATTTTATTGATATTTGTCAAGTTATACACATTTTATCCACAGACAAGAACCGTCCCCGTATATAAGGGGGGTGGGTTCCTATATATCGGCCATAAATAATTTTTACAACATTTTAAGTCAACCATTGACAATACCACATAATTATGTCATTAGAACATTTCACATAAAACTAACCCCACAAAGCGGTAGCAACGCAACTGATTAAAACACACCCCCTATCCCAATTGGATTAGACTAAACGCTGACCATACTGGGTCACATAATAGAAAGGGTCAGATAAGTCGCTACCGCTTATCTTAAAAGATATGAAGAAAGAAATAATAAAAAAAGATTTAAAAATAATAGTTATAGCTACTCAAAAGTTGGAAGACCTTGGAATTATAAATGAAGCTTTATTTAGGGCATTAGAAGAAGAGAAAGATAAAAGAATAGAGTGGTTAAAGAATTTGAATTAAGTTTATTAAAATAGTATCCTACCACTCACCTTTGAGGTGGGGATAAAATCAATACATCTAACTCTTTCGGAGTTGGGTGGTAGTATATTAAAACCTATCAATTAATAGTAATTAATAGATAATGTTCATTGTAATCCGTAGTCAAGTTAAGTTAAAAGTATGAGTGAAGTTATAGTGAAAAACAAAGTTAATGTAAAGAACTTTGAAGATACAAATCCGTTGTATCAATTAGAATATTTAGTATTAGAAGAAGTTGAGAGATTGAATAGTCTGCGTTTAGGTAAAATATTAACAGTTATAGACGCAACGATAGCAGACCAACAACAGAGAAAGGCAATAAAAGACATACTAAAAGAGCAGTATTACTCCCTAGGAGATTGTGATAGGTGGGGAGCAGATGTTAAGCAAATGTTGTTTGAGTTTATCAATAAATATACAGACGACATTGTTGATGATAATTGTGATGAAAGCGAACACAATAGAGAAATAAAAACATATTTTAAATAAATATGGCTAAAAAACATCAAATTAAAGTAAGTTCAAGTTCTGGTTGTAGTGCTTCTGGCAGAAAATGGAGACGACAAAACAAACAATTTCTAAAAGATTTTCATATCTTAAAGAAATATTATTAATAAACCCCTTTGACTACGGGTTATAGTGTATATTAAAAGTTAACCCATAAACATTAAATAACGAACATCTATAATTAAAGTTATTCCCTGAGCTATCAGTATTTGAGTGGTATATCACTCAGACTGGTTATACTCCCTATATCGCTTCGGTGGTATAGTCCAACTTTATAGGAGTAGGGTTGGAATTGAAAACACCATTGGCTGTGTGAGGGTTAAGGCTCTCCCGCCTCTAACGCCTAGAAACTGGTTATTAAACCAAAGCACAGACTGATGGTTTAGTGAATAAACAGATCTTGTAGAACTACTACTCATAGTATTGTATTCACAGGGTAAGGCCGTATCTTATTCACTACACACACACGATGTTATTCTATACATCACGAAAAATATACGGCCTTTGTTATCAATTACGTTGATATATGGCAAAGAAAATGACACAAGCTGAGATGGATAAGGAGTTGAAGATATTCAGGAAAATCCGAAGGTCTCCTATTGAGTTTGTACGACTGATGTGGAAGTTGAAACCTCAACCTCCCATACCAGAGATGATGGAAGAAGTCGAACTCTTGGTCTCCCAAGGAAACCTCTCAGCAATTAACATCACGCATTTTCAAGGCAAGGATGAAAACGGCGACCTTTATAATCTGTTTGAACGAGGGAAGCACATAACATGGCAGCAGTGGGTTATTCTAAAGGGGTTTGAGTTTGCAGTAGCAGGTAAAGCTTCTAAAAGGATAACAGTACGTTCCGGCCATGGCATAGGGAAGTCAACTACGATGAGTTGGCTCTTGCTCTGGTTTCTATTCTGTAATAAGAATGCCAGGATTCCATGTACAGCACCGTCCGAGGGTCAGTTATTTGACGTTTTATGGGCGGAATGTTCTAAGTGGATTACAATGATGCCTGAGCCCGTCCAAGCGAAGTATGAGTGGCAGAGCAAATACATAAGGATAAAGGATTATAAGAATTCTGAGAATGCTTGGTATGCTCGTGCGAGAACTGCTAGGAAGGAAAATCCCGAAGCATTAGCTGGTTTACATGAGAAGTATATGTTATTTCTTATTGATGAAGCCTCAGGTGTCCCTGAGGAGGTCTATAACACCGCTGAGGGAGCTTTAACCGAAGAAAAGGCATATGTGTTCATGATTTCGAATCCAACGCGTACAACGGGATATTTTCATAGATCACATAATCCGGAAACTACTAACAATGACATATGGCAGAAGTTTGCATTCGCATCTCCTGACTCTCCAATTCCATCCGATGGTTACGCGGAGAAGTGGGCTAACAGTCATGGCGTTACCAGTGATGAATATAAGATTCGTGTATTAGGGGAGTTCCCTGATATTGATGCCGTGGATGATGAGGGGTATTCACCCATGCTTAACAGGAAGGAAATTAATGAGGTGGCTGCAGAAACAACCCAAGCAGGCACGGAGAAGTTCTCTGGAACCTTAATTATGGGGATCGACCCCAGTGGTGAAGGTAAAGATACTACAGATTGGATAATAAGAGATGCCTTTAAGGCGAAAGTTGTTCTTCGTAAACAGATAAGTGATGAGAAGCAGATAGCTCGACAGACGTTAACGCTCATGGATATGTATGATATTGATGAAGATAACATATATGTGGACATGTTCGGCATAGGAGCGAAGACTGTGATGGAGCTTTTAAAATTAGGTAAACAGATTAACGGCATTAATGTGGGGGATAAACCCATTGAATCAGACGATGCTGAATTATATTTAAATATTAGAGCTCGTAACTATTACGGGCGATTGAGAAAATGGATAAAGATGGGTGGGGAGTTGGTAACGGACCCGAAATGGAAGAAGGAATTACCGGCTATAAGGTTTAGAAGGGCCACAGAACAGAATAGTAAAATACAGATAATGAGTAAAAGAAAGATGGCGAAGATGAAGATTGCCTCTCCGAATACAGCTGATGCGTTGATGTTAACTTTCTGTGCCGATGATGACTACGATAATATGAAACCGATAACATATACTAAAGCACATCGTTCTGGTTTTAATGATCGCGAGGATAATAGATATGAGACACAAATCTGTACATCCGGCGATAATAATCCAAACAATGTAATATAAATATGGCAGTAATAACAAAAAGTCCGGGTGTGAAAGAAGCCCAAGACCTCAAAAAAATAAAAGATTGGCATTCCGATGGTGCGCAGGCTAAGTTTATGATGTATTATCTTAGTAAATTTAATGCAGCCAGGGATCAGAGAGCTAAGAATAGGGTGGAATTAGACAACAATAATTATGAAAATGATTATGAGTTGAATAAAAGAGCCGCTAATTCTTATTTATATCCAAAAAACAACGACGATGAGGTGCGCGTTGTGACTACAGCTACGGAAAAGAAGATTGAAGTTGTGGAAAATGAGTTGATGGCAGCCAATTTTCAAGGTGAAATTTTTGCCTACGATGATAATGATAGGATGATGCGACAGTTGGGACAGGATATAACTGATGTTGTGGATAGGACAAATGAAATGGAGCGCGACGATAAGGTATGGCGCGCGTTTATTAAGGAATTTACCACACAGCGTTGTGCGTTTTTAGAAGAAGTTAATTTCTACGATATTATATTAAACTGTCCCTACTCACAACTTGGTGACGATGGGAAGGTTGACCCCATTAGAGGGGCACCGAAGAAAGAGGTTATTCATAGACCTATTAAAAGATTGGTATCTGGACTACGGATTTATCTTGGAGATGACAGCATCCCAGCCTACAGATTCCATGAGCAACCATATATTATACGTTACACAAGAATGAAGTTTAGTACTGCTAAGGATCAGTATCAGAAATGGGAGAATTGGAAGTTTGTGAAGCCAGGAATTCCTGAGAATATTAGTAAGCCATACGGATATAGGATGAATACATTAACAAGTGATGAGGTTGAAGAAATAATGTACATTGATCCTCACAAAAATGAGTTCATGATTATTATTAATGGTGTGCCGATGTTTAATGAGGCGGTACCATGTCCATGGAAGATTACCGCAGATAGAAAGTACATGATGGAAATGATGGTGCTCAAAGGAATTGGTGATGACTATGCCTACGGAAGGCCATTGACTGCTACAAGTAAAATGTTGCAATCATTGAATGATGAGACAATACGTCTTCTTATTAGGAAGATGAGACAGGCCATTGAACCACCTATCGGTACGAAGAAGAAGAAGATATTTAGTAAAGATATATGGAGCCCAGGAGCCGTTACACAGGGTATTGGCAAGGGGGACTTTGAAATATTAAATCCTGAAAATAAAGGTGTCACGGGAAGTGAGTTTAATATGATGAGTTTATTTAATGGTGCCATTGAAGAAGCCATTGGTACTCCAGACAGCGCTCAGGGGTTATCACAGAGTGGTGAGCAGACAGCAACGGAGATTGTGAATCAACAGAAGAGATTTGCTAAGATGTTAGGTCAGGCGTTATTGACTATGGAATATGCTAAACAGCAGATGACATATCAGAGGATATATAACCTCATGGATAATTTCATGGGCCCAGTAAAGCGCAAAGTGAATCCGATTAACAATAAAGTGCAGGATATTTTCAGAAGATTTACCATTGACAATGCTAGTTTTGAGAACGGTAGAAGAGGAACAAAGATTGTGGAGTTTATGGACAGGGACATAGAGCCTGTGGAGAAGGAAGCAATGTTTGAGTTCGAGCAGAGGGAAGAATCACTTGGTAGGCCAACCCGTATTAGGGCTATTAATGTGAAGAAGATGAAGGAGTTCCCACTGTTTTTCAAGGTGGTTGTTAATCAACGTGAACGTGATGGCAGTGCTTTAGAGAAAGCTATGTACACAGATAAGATTAAACAAGCCGTTAGTATCTCACAGTTGACAGGAACGCCATTAAATAGTGATGAAATAATTTCAGACTTTGAATTGATATGGAAGACAAGTAATTTGTTCCAGAGAGGAGCGCAACCTGGTGGCAATAATACTGAGTCAGAGGAGGCACAGCAATTGAAGCAGCGTATATCGGAAGCCGAAGGGCAATCTGAGATAGGCGACCAACTAAAAGAGTCAGCAGGGCAGGAAGCTAATAAACCATCATTAAATACTATACAATCAAATGTTCAATAAGATTAAACAATTTTTCACAGCGGCTAGGGACATTAAAGGTCTCGTTATTGACTATGATAATCTAGAAGAAAAATACTATGATTTAGATGAGAGGTTTTTAGCCTTAAAAGCAAAGGCAACTCCGGAAGCTGTTATAGAGAAATTGTTTGAGAAGGGGATAGATTGGTATGACTATTCAGAATTAAATTATGCTGAATCAAAAACATATTACGAAAATGCGCAGTCATTACTTAGGAACGAGGTGTTGGTGAATGAATTGAATCATTATGTTGCTGATACGGTTAAGGAGATAGCTCGGACCACTAAAAGTTTTGATGAGATAATGCAGTTACGGATGATCATAAATACTATTGAGTCGATTAAAGATAGACTATCGTCTATTGATAATCCTGATAATATAGAACGGAAAGATGCTGCTCCAATTGGAGATAGTGTCATTTAATAATTAACTGTCCACAGCCATACCAGCAGGCTTGCAAGATGCTGAGGGAGATGGACACCAAAACAAAATGCCGGAAACAATTACTCTTTCCGATGGTACCGAACGTGAGGTGCTAACGGAAGATGAGGTGAAAAGCCTCAATGAGCAGGTAGCTAAGACTGAGGAGTTAAACACTCAGATGACTAGCCTCCGAACAGAACTTGGCGTTGAAGAGGGGAAAGATGTCAACGATGTCATTAAACAAATGAAGGAATCTCAAGATCCTAATTGGCCAGCTGCCAGACAAAAAATGAATAAGCTGGAAAAGGCGGTACTTGATTCTGGAAAGAAGGTTGATGGCGAAGGAAACGTCACAGATGAAGCAAACACATCACCGGAG